GGCGGCCGGACCGCGGCCGCGCTGAATGCCGCGCTGGCGAACATCCCCCCGGTGTCGACCGGCGCGGCGACCGCCCCGCCGCAGTGGCTCGGCGAGCTGTGGACGCCGGAATACACGGCGCTGGACTGGGCGAACGCCGTCACCTCCGACGTGTTGACCGGGATGAAACTCACCGGGTGGAAACGTCTCACCGGCCCGAAGATCTCCGCCTACGCCGGGAATAAGGCCGCGATCCCGACGGATGGGACTCTGTCCTTTGGCCCGGTCAGTGTGGACGCGCACCGGCACGCGGTCGGCGCCGATTTTGACCGGATCTGGATCGACTTCGGCGACGAGACGGTCATCACCACGTGGCTGCGCCTGGTCGCGCAGGACTACGCCCGGAAGCTGGACGCCGCGATCGGCGCGCTGGTCGTCGCCGAGGCCACCGACGCCGGCACCGCCGCGGACGTCATCTCGGCGATCTCGCTGGCCGCCGCGCAGTTGAAGCGGGCCGGCGCGTCCGTGAATTGGATCGCCATCGCCTCCGACCTGTTCGCGCAATATCTGTCGATCAAGTCCGCGGACGCGCCCTGGTGGCTGGCGGCATCGTCCAGCGTGGACCTGTCCGGCGCCGGCGCGACCGTGAACAACCTCAGCATTTTCGAGTCGATCGACCTGGACGACGGCACCGTGCTCGCCGGTGACCGGCGCGCCGTCACCCAGTACACGCCGCGGGGTAACCCGTTTACCGTCCGGGCGGTGGACATCGCGAACGGCGGCATTGACGCCGCGGTCTTCGGCTACTCCGCGGAGCTGGTGAACGACCCGCTCGGCGTCGTCGCCGTCACCGTCGGGGCAACGACACCACCAACGACACCGTAACCGCGGCAATGGATTTCGCCCCGGGATGGCTGTCCGTCGCCGACGTGAAGGAGCAGCTACGGATCTCCGGCGCCGACACCGGCGACGACGAGCTGATCACCAGGTGCGCGGCCGCGGTCGAGCCGCAGGTGCAGCGGGCCCGCCCGGACCTGACGGTGCCGCCGGCGCCGGCCGGCCGCGGCCCGGCCGGCCGGTTCGTCGCGGCCGCCCCGGGCGTGTTCGCCCCGGACGCCGAGGTGTACCAAGCGGCGGTGATGCTGGCCGCCCGGCTGGTCCGCCGCCGCAATTCACCCGGCGGGGTCGAGTCGTTCGGCGAGAGCGTGACCTACGTGTCCCGGTACGACCCGGAGATCGCCCGGGCGCTGCGCACCGGGCTATGGGCGATGCCCGGTGTCGGATGACCAGCATCGCCGGGGCGGTGCAATCGGTGGTGTCCCGGCTGCTGGCCGGCGGTGTCCGCGCCACCCTGGACGAGCGGGACATTAACCCGCCGGCGGTGTACGTGGCGCCGCCGGTCATCGAGTGGCGTTTCGGCCGCGGCGATTTCACCGCCACGCACGTGATCTGGTGTGTGACCGGCGCCGCCGGCCGCAGCGTGGACCTGGCGAACCTGGGCGAGCTGGTGGACCGGGTGGCCGCCGCCCTGGACCTGGTCGCCGTCCGCGGCGAACCGGCGGACCTGCTGATCCCGTCCCAGGCGGGCCCGCTGCCCGCGTACCGGCTGACCTGGTCCGAACGCATCCGACACTGACTCTGACTGAGAGGCGAGAAACCAATGACCGCACCATCTTTGCCCACCACGACCGGGAAGCTCGGGCCCGGCGAGTTGACGATCGGCGCCGCCGGCGCCGCCGTTGACGTGTCCTGCCTGGTGAACAACGCATCGGTAGATCCGTCCAAGAATTCCACCGACCCGACCACGAAACTTTGCGGCCAGGTCCGCGCCGGCACCGTGTCCTACATCTACCAGCTGACCGGGAACGTGGACGTCGACGCCGGCGACGACGCCGGCCTGTTCGCCCTGTCCTGGTCCGCGCCGGGGTCGGTGCAGCCATTCACCTTCACCCCGTCGACCGCGCTCGGGGTGAAGGTGGCCGGGACCCTGGTGATCGACCCGCTGCGCCTGGGCGCCGACAACTACGGCGACGACCTGACCAGCGACATCGCGTTCGACATCGTCGGCCAGCCGGTCATCACCTACCCGGCGGGCCCGTGACCGGCGCGGCGGCCGGCGGTGTCACCGTCCGCGGGGTCGATCACCTACAGGCCACCCTGAACGCGGCGGCCGCCGAGCTGGGCGACCTGGCGGGTGCGCACGCCGAGGCGGCCCGCATCCTGGCCGCCGGCGCCGCCGCCCGGGCGCCGAAGCGCACCGGTGCGCTGGCCGCGTCGATCCGGGTGCAGACCGGCCGGCCGGTGCAGGTCTCGACCGCCCTGGTTTACGCCGGTGTGCAGGAATTCGGCTGGCCGGCCCGCCGCATCCGGGCCCGCCGGTTCATCCGGGACGCCGTGCCCGGCACCCGGGACCAGTGGCTACCGGTGTACGANCGGGCCGTCGCGGCCGCGCTGGACAAAGTGCAGGGGAGCTGACCGCATGGCCATCACTCAGGACGTCATCGTGACGATGGTCGACGGGACGGTGCATAAGGTCCGCCCCCGGTACGCCGACGCCGCCGCCTGGGAGCGCACCATTCAGAAACACCGGTGGGGCACGTTCGCCGAGAACGTCGTAAACGCGCAGGGTTTCGTCGCGTGGCGGGCCCTGAAACGGGACGGTGTGATCGGCCCGGACCTGACCTGGGAAGCGTGGCAGGACGACGTCGAGTCGATCGTGCCGGTCGACGACGACGACGCCGGGCCGGTCCCTACCCGGCCGGGTCCTATTCCCGGCTGATGGTCCAGTTGGCGATCGCGACCGGTATCCCGGTCGCGGTGTGGCTCGCCGAGGACGACGCCATCGTCGCGACCGCGGTCGACGAGCTGAACCGGCAGGCCGAACAACGAAAGGCGGGCACCCGTGGCCGGTAGCACCGCGCGGCTCTCGATCGAGGTGGTCGGCGACGCCGCCGACGCGCAGCGGGCCCTAGAGGGCACCGCGTCCTCCGCCGGGAAGTTCGACTCGGCGATGCGGAAGGCCGCCGTACCGGCCGGTATCGTCGCCGGCGGGCTGCTGGCCATCGGCAAGGCCAGCGCCGACGCGGCGTCGGACCTGGAGCAGTCCTCCGGCGCCATCGAAAAGGTGTTCGGGTCCTCGAACGCCGCGAAGGTCGCCGCCTGGGGTCGGGACGCCGCGAAGAATATGGGCCTGTCGACCGCCGCCTATGAGCAGTTCGCCGCGGTGTCCGGTGCCATGCTGCAAAACCTCGGGTTCGATTCGGACTCGGCGGCCGCGAAGTCGAATCAGCTGATTCAGACCGGCGCCGACCTGGCCGCCACGTTCGGCACCGACACCGCGACCGCCGTCGACGCTTTGGGCGCGTCGCTGCGCGGCGAGTACGACTCGCTGGAGCAATTCGGCATCAAACTGTCCGCCGCCGGCGTCGCCGCGCAGGTCGCCGCGGATGGCAACTCCGGCCTGACCGGGCAGGCTTTGCAGGCCGCGCAGGCGCAGGCCACCCTAGAGCTGATCACCCAGGGCGCGTCCTCCAGCCTGGGCGCCTACGCCGCCGAGGCGGACACCGCGGCCGGCGCGCAGCAGACCGCGAACGCGCAGTGGGAAAACGCCAAAGCGTCCCTGGGCGACGTGCTTACCCCGATCATCGCCGGCGCGTCGGCGAAGCTGGCCGAGCTGTTCGCCTGGGTCGAGCAGAACAAGGCATCGGTCCAGACCTGGCTGGTGGTGATCGGCATCGCCGCGGCCGCGATCCTCGCCTATAACCTGGCCGTGTCGCTGGCCGCGGTGGCCACCGGTATCTTCTCCGCCGCGGTCGCGGTGGGCCGCGGTGTGCTGTCCCTGGCCGCCGGCGCGGTGTGGCTGTTTAACGCCGCGCTGTACGCCAACCCGATCGTGCTGGTCATCGGCCTGGTGGTGGCGCTGCTCGCGGTGATCTTCATTTTCCGCGACCAGATCGCCGCCGCCGCCGGGAAGGTCCGGGAGTTTTTCGACGCGTTCCTTGGCGGTGGCGCGGTACTGGGCCCGATCGGCGGGGCGCTGCGCGGCCTGTCGACGCTGATCGGCGGGATCGCCGCGGCCGCGCAGTTCGCCGCGTCCCAGGTGCAGTCCCTCGTCGACGCGTTGTCGGCGTTGACCACGACGAAGGTCGCCGGGACCGCGGTGATCGCTCCCCGCGCCGCCGTCCCGGGCGCGCTGGGCGCCCTGGCCGGTGCCGCCCCGCTGGCGTTGTCCGGCCCGGCCGCCGGCCCGCCGGCGTTCACCCCGGCGGCGTCCTCGCTGCTGCCGGCG